AGAGCGCACCCCAGGTCTGTAGCCTGGGATCGTTCATAAGATAAGGTTCAGCCTCGCCTAACGCCCCGTAGAGGAGTGCATCCGGACAGGTCGTGATCCAGAGATTTGTCGGGGCCGCTGTAGATAAAAACGCAGGGGCCGCGTAGTAGAGGATCTTGATGTCGTAATTGCTGTCAGGAATTGGGGCAAGTTGAATCGTAGACCCAAGGATGGTGTAGAAAGCTGGTACACCACTTTGGTTCGTCCTACCGTTCCGAATAAAGATGCTCGGCGTTGCGAACGTAATAGGGAAGTCGGGGTCAGAGTCAACGTACACATCCCTTGCTTGCAAGAAGTCACTAGGGAGGTTAATTGTCGAGACTCCACCTGTCGCCGCAACCGATGTTTGCGTAAGCATTTCGCGCAAGCGAAGATCTCTGCGGAGTCGAATCTCTGCGAGTTGGATGAAGTCAGGGATCGCGGAAGTAAGATCATCTCGTGAGAGATAATTAGCTATCGTTGTCTGTAGATTGCCGTAACTGTTTAGGGCCATATTCGACATCGCTCCATCGGTATTCGTGCGTCCCGATGTGTCCTATTTCGAGGCTCAATTCGTGATCCACGAAAGTCTTAATCCCGTGGTCTAGGGCTTTCACGCAGAAATGCACATCTTCGCCAATTAGACCACCCGCCCCCCATACTACATCAAACCAAGGTTGCGGCATAGCCTCAAACACAGACTTATGGGTCAAGACAACCCCAAATCCTACAGCAGTCACCTCCTCAATACCCTTCTTGCCTCGACTCTCGATCTTCTCAAAGATCTCTTTGTCTTGGTGGAAGTTGATCGCTGTCGGCAAAACTGGTTTTCGTCTCGTGACCGCGTTGACCCCGACAATCTTTTCGCCGTGAGCTAATAGTCTTTCTAACGTATTCTTGGGAAACCTCATGTCTGAGTCCACCCAGAGGATGTACTCAGCACCATCCGCTAACGCTTCCTTGGCTAGAGACTCTCTCTGGCTGAATATGAGTGTTCCTGGCGCGGTGTACAAGAGGAATGACCCTCCTGTTAGCGCACATCTATTAGCCCCGTCATACGCAGCCAGTCGAGCCATATCGAAGGCCGTCCCCGTCATCATCGTGTCCCGACATGGAACACAAAAGGCTATCTTCATACTTTCCCTGGTCGAGTTCTGAAGTGTCTGTTTTCTGGGTCGTTCATCCACGCCCTGAATTTTTTCTCGTCTGCGACGGCAAAGCCTCGCATGATCCCTTGCCTGTTTAGATCGTCAACCACCGCGAAAGGTAGTTGCGCGTAACGTGTCCACTCACCCCAACGCTCACGCTCGTCTGTCGCGTTATAGAGTGCTTTGTTCTGCTCGACAATATCCGTGATGTCCTGAGTTCTCTCAAAAACATACTTATCGTCTGCAACGTGAAATTTAGTTTTGAGCATAAAAAAAGGGAGGTTGTTACGCCTCCCTCTTTTTTACCACAGTTTTTGTTACGCTGTCTTGAGGTCAGCCAGGATACCGTGGGCAGCCTCGTTACGCATCTCCATCGTGAACTCAGCAAGGATCTGAGTTTTCTCGGAGTCGCCAGTCTTGGCAAGCTCATTGGTCTGGAAGGGACGCAGATAGCCGATTGCTGCGTATTCCGGATCAAGGATAAACGCGTCACGGCTACGAACGAAACGATCTGGGACTACAGAGATCGAGCCGAAATCGCTTAGGTACACATCCGCTGCGCCGATGATGGTCGTCGGTGCGTCAGAAGGAGCCATGTAACGCTGTGCTGCGATACCAGCAAAGGCCGAAACGGTCTGCTTGAGTGCAGGGCCGACCACGAGGATCTTGGGGCTGCCGCCAGAGGTGTAAACCTGCTGGACGCCATCCTTGAGGATTGCCTCGGTGAAGGTACGAGTTGTACCGTCCGAACGTGTGCTCACACCGATTGTGGTGGGATTAGCACCGTCAGTCGTGTTGTAGTTCGAGTTGGTCTTGAGCCAAGACAACAACGAACCCATCTTGCGAGCCGTGGACGAGTTACCTGCGCTACGTCCTTGGTTAGCAGAAATGATCGTTTCCTGATCTCGCTTGAGTTCTTGCGAAGCCTTGGAAAGCTGATAAGCCTTCTCAGCGCGACGACCAGCAAGATCAACGGCCATCATCGTGCCTGACACCTGGATCGTCTTGGAAACGATCTGCGTGTAGTTACCGAGACGGGTCGTTGGGCTGATGGTTGCCGCTGTAGCGTCGTCACCTTCAACCTGTGCGTTGTTGGTGGTTGCTGCTGCCAGGGTATCCGTCTGCCACTCGTGGTAGACAGCCGTTGCTTTGGTGCGAGCAAGCGACGAAAGGATAGGTGTTTCGGTCGGGGAGATGTTGTAAATAACATCGGTTAGATCCTCACGCTGGCCGATAGCGGTGAAGGTCTGAAAGGTACCTGAAGGAACTGACATGATTACTCCAAATTACAAGAATCGTTCAAAAACCCTTGCTGCGTCCTGCCGACTACCTGTCTTTTTAAGACGCGCAAAGTCCTGTTTTGCTGCTTCTGACTGAATGGTCTTACCTGTTGCAGTCCCAGGCTTTAGCAACTTCGGAGCCTCCGTAACCTTTTTGGTTACCCCAGGCTTACTCTGCTGCAACTTCTGATACTGCGCGGCCATCCATAACGTCACCACGGCACGAGAGTCAGTCGCACTTGCAAGTTCCGCATCCGAATAACCAATGCTCTTTGCAAACGCTCGCAAATCACTACGGACTTTCTCACCCTTCTTCGGATCGGCGTAGTCTGGGATTGCACTTGCAACCTTCTGCGCCTCTTCCGCGATGCGCCTCTCCATGTGAACCTCTTGCTCGGCTTGTTGCTCTCTGGCAATGCGTTGCTGCTCGGCTCTTAACTGCTGGAGTTGCTTCTCTTGGCGAGTCATTTCCGCGACCTTCACCGCATAAGCTATCGGGTCGGTCTCTTTCAAACTCTCAATATCCTCACCTTGCATCTGCTGGCTTAGGAATTGATCCATCACCTTCAGTCGCTCGGCGTAGGCATCTCGTGCCTGCTTTGCTTGCTCGACAGCGGCTTTTTCTGCCTCGACTGCTTTACGCTGTTCTGCAAGCGCGTTAGTTTTCTTATGGTAATCAGTGCCCTTTTGGTAGCCTTCGATCAACTCTTGGAGGGTCACCTCGCGTTCTTCACCTGCGGCTTTCACCACAAAACGCTGTTCCTCCTCTTGAGCCTCCTCTTGGACTTCCTCAGACTCAGATTCACTGACAGCAAGTTCTTGTTCTTCTGACTGGGGTTCTGGTTGCTCCGCTGGAGTCCCACCACCATCCATCATCCCAAGAAACGCATTTGCTGCCTGTCCCACTGTCAAGCTAGTCCCTTGCGGGTTGCTGCTTTCCATAAACTAACCTCTACTTAAAAAGTTTGAATCGTCTCTTGTTCATCTCGCCTTCGGCGGCAACGGACTCAAGACGCGCTTTCACACGACGCACTGCGCCAATCATGAGATACGAGTCCTCACGAAGCTCAATGTCGTCCTGATGACTGTTGATAATACGCTCGATGTTGTCTTTTTCCAACTCAGCGAAGATTTCGTTCAGAAACTCATCGCCAAGTAAAGCCTTTGCTCGCTCCCAACGTTGGGTCATAAGAGTCCTTTAGCCTTCTTTTTGGGGATTCGTGACTCATTGAGAGCCTCTAAAAAATCCTCGCCGTATTTGTTGACAGCCTTCTTACGAATGACGTACTCACCAACCTGTAGGCTTGCATAACCATCGTCAGGGCTATCAGGCTTGGGCCCAAGCAAACCTTTGACTTTCCCGCCTTTTTCATAAGCAATCTTGTCTGGCGTGATCTTCCCGCCCATGTAGCTTGCTTGGCTGATGTCATTAGCAGGAATTACTTCGCCGCCATAGCTTTCACCCGTTTGGCTTTCGTAAGCCTTCTGTAGCGCAGCCTTATCAAAGATCCCAGGCTGGAATAAAGGCTTAGTTCCGGTGACAGCAGGAACGCCAAACTCTAGGGACTGAGGTAACAAACGGGTATATCCAGCCGCACCAGACTTGAACATGAACGGGGCTTGCTGTGTCGGGCCTGCGCCGTAAAAGAAATCAGTTGTAGGTGCTTTTAGTGAAGTTGTACCGCCGCCAACAGTAAACGGCACAAAGTTAGCGGTCGGTATTTGCACACCACTCAAAGCTGCGTCAATCACGCTCGCAGGGACGTTCTGCGACATGGCGTATTGCCTAACCATCTGCGCGGATACGTTGGGATTGTCTTTGAATAGATTCTGTATATACGGAATCATCTCTGCGCTTGTGTACGCAGACAGTGGTTTTGTGTTGTTTACAGGCTGATTGACGGCGGGTTGTTGTACGGCTGGAGCTTTTGGGAAGTTAAGGCTTGCAACCAATGCAGCCATTTGGCTATCAGGAACACCTTGTTGTCCTGCGAACACTCTGAACTCATCAGGTGTAATGTACTTGCCTGCCGCTTGTTGTTGCGCAATAAGGTTCTGAGCAAACGGAACCATCTCGGTAAACGTATAGTCGGCCATCGTCTTGGGAACGATGTTCCCAGAAGCGTCTAGCTTCTGCCATGACTGTAGAGTTGGTGCAGCCACGGTAGACCCCTGGTTAACTGTTTGGTTTACGGTTTGATCTACCGTCTGATTGTTTGCGCCCTGATCGACTGGCTGTGAGATCGTATTAACGACATCCGTTACAGTCAATGGCTTGATTGCGTCATCTACAGCCTTCAGCAGATTTGCATCAGTTACGCCCAAAGCCTTTAGTTTGTCGCTTCCAAACTTGTTAGAAACGTACCAGTCAAACTGTTGCTGAGGTGTCATCACAAACCACGATGAAGGCAGGTTAATGCCTATGGCTTGCGCGTCTGTGCGTAGCTTTTGCTGAGCGTTTATTGCTGCTTGATAGTTGTTTTTATCAGACTCACTGCTGAACGTAGTGCCATCTGTTGCCGTGTATACCGGAGGAGGTTGGTAAACCGGAGGAGGCTCGTAAGGAGGCGGTTCTTCTTGCGGCGGTGGAGCAAAAACATCCGACACGGCAGTCCTAGCCACATCAGGACTAAAACCTAACATATTTGTTAGGCCAAAGTACAAAAGAGTGTCAGGGTTTGTGTTGGAAATGAGGCCTTGATTAAGAAGGTACTGAATATCTGCGCTGTTAGGGTTTGAGAAGTATTGATCGACAAACGCCCTAAGCTGATCGGTTGTATATCCGTTGTATGTAGCCATGATTTACCCTGGAATCTCGACGTTGCCAGTAATACCCGCCCCGACTTTCATCGCCTTCATCTGCGCTTCTGCCTCGAACTCCATACGCTTGAGTTCCAACTCAGCCAAAGCCTTTTCCCTTGCAAGCTGAATATCGGCCATAGCTTTCTGACGCTTAATCTCGATGTCTGCTTTGGCCTGCGCCATCATCATTTGGATAGCAGGATCTTGGCCTTGTTGTTGTTGAGGTTGTGCAAGTGCAGCATCAATTTCTGGGCCTACAGGCTT